TGATGGACAGGCATTGAAGTTTCCAAGAAATAATTATCAGGTAGATGGTGTTGAATTAGCTTGTTCTAAAATTCCTGAAGGTATTAAATATGCACAATACGAACTAGCTAGAGCATTGGCAAACGATACTGATGCTATTACAGGAACTACTGGTAAAGATGGAAATTTTGAAGAAGTAAAACTAGGAGATATTCAAGTTAAATACAATACTGAAAGTCAAGGAACAGGGTCTATAAATAATATTCTTGATGTTTACCCGTGGTTACAAAGTTATCTAGGAGCATATATGTTAGGTGGAGCTGGCAGTTTTCAGATGAGGGTAGTTAGAGGATAATGGCAGGTCAACTCGATACGTTATTAAAAAGTGTAGCTAAACAAGTTGTGGCTGATCTTGGTAGTTCTCTCGATACAACTATTACCTATACAAAGAAGGCTTCGGGAACTTACAACACTAGCACTGGTGCTTATACAACAACAGACACCAGCTACAGTATCAAAGTTCCAATAGAGTTTATTAGATCAGAGGAAGATGTAGGCAAAGAGATGAGAAATGCAAAGTTATATATTTCTCCCGATTTAATAGGTGATAATCAAGTTGATTTCGATGATGAAATTACATTGAGTTATGCAGGATCTAATGTAGTTGCAAAGATTTATGATATTGATACTAAAAAGGGCGGACAGGTCTATCTATATACAGTATTGGTACGGTTCTGATGGCTAAAGATTTTCAAAAAAGTGATCCTATTGGAGATTTAAAAGCTCTTATTGAAAGTGATTTTAATAGAGTTATTAGAAAAACTCATGCTAGTCTTTCTACAAAAACACATAGCCCTGTTTATACTGGATTTTTTGCATCAAGTTGGAAAGTTGCAAATACTCCTCCAAAAGCAACGCAAGAAGTAAAAAATTATAAGCCTTGGTCTGAATTTGCAAAAATCGGTAAAAAAGAACCATACAATCCACCTAATAAGGTTGAAGCTAGATTTCCTGTAAAAAGAGTTTTCAGTATAAAAAAAAGTGTTTTTATTGGTAATAAAGCTAAATATGCTATTTATGCTTTAGAGGGAGGTAAGATTCAAAATTTTGTTCAAGGTCGTTTAGCTCAAATAATACGAGATAATATGAAAGAGAAAAAAGGTAAGCTATTCTTGCTAGGTGCAAAAGAACAAATACCAGGTTTTGGTAGTGCGGGTCCTAGCATTGGTTATTCTGACGTACTTTAATTATGACTTTAGTTAACGCAAGAGCAGCATTTGAAAAGGCAGTTACAGATGCAGTTGTAGCAGCAGATAATACTGTTTCAGTTGTATATGACAATGTTAGTTTCGTTACTCCTGGAAAAACAAAAAAATATGTTGTGATGAATATGAATTTTACCCAATCCACTTTACAAAATCAGGGTGCATCGACAGATTTTTATGCGGGTGTTGTTCAATGTAATGTTTACGTACCAAAAAATAAAGGCACTTCTGTTTTATCTGCGATCAGTGAATCTGTTATTGATGGACTTACTTCAGTAAATGCTTCTAATTATTCAGATACTTTCAGCGTGAAACCAAGAGTACAAGATATTAATGGGCCAACAATGCTTGAAATTGAAGATAGAAGTCATTTTGTTGGTGTAATATCTTGCCAATTCTCAGCCAATGCCTAGTATAATAAAGTAGCAATACTTATTTTATGACTAGAGCAATTGAACTTTTAAAAAATAGTTTTGGTGTAAGCCAGCTATATCAACATGATGTGATCAAGGATGATAAAATTATTTTTAGTGTTTATTGGCATCCGCTTACAATTGCTGAAAGAGAATCAATAACACAGAAATCAACCACTAATGATCCAAATGATTTTGCATTATCATTGATGATTACAAAAGCATTAGATAAAGACGGTAATAGACTTTTTCAAGATGGTGATAAAGCATCTCTCAGAAGAGAAGTTGAAGCAAATATTTTACAAGAGATACAATTAGCGATGATAGAAGCTGGTCAGACTAAGGAGGTAAAAGAGGCTAAAGCCGAATTAAAAAGCTAATAGTGATTGGCAATTTATATTTTCACTAGCAAAAGAATTAGGTAAAACTGTTGCTGAGTTATCACAAACTTTAACTGTAGAAGAAATGATAGGTTGGGCTGCTTATGCAGAAATAGAACATGAAGAATTTAAAAAACAACAAGAACAAGCACAAAGAAGTAGTGCTTTAAAAGGTAAAAGAAGGTAATATAGAGAAAATGTTTTAGTTTTTATAGCAAGTGGCTAATTATGATGTTTCAATAAGATTAGCTGTTGCAGGTGCAAAAGAATTAGATCGTGTCAATAAAAGAACAGATCAATTAAGAAAATCAATAGATCATATTAATAAAAAAGCACAAGCTGGCACTGCTGGTACTCCTGTTGTCAAAAATTTTAAAAATTTATCACGGGCAGTTACAGATGCTAGAGATGCTTTAGATGAAGCAGCAGTAGGTACAAAAGAGTTTAATCATGCGGTAAAGAATCTTGTTCAAGTAGAAAACAAATATAATAGACAACTAAAACAAAGAGAACAAAGATTAAAAGCACAAAGGTTAGCTATAAAAGAAGGTATTTCTTTTAGCAAAGCCGAGATAATAGTTAAAAGGCAACAAAGGATAGCAGAAGAACAATTAGCTGCTGCAAAAGAAAAAAATGCAAAAGCAGATGCAAGAAGAAGATTCATGCAAGGACCAGGTTCTGCTATATCTAGTGCTGCTATCGGTGGAGCTTTCCCTTTATTGTTTGGACAGACAGGTGCAGCAGCAGTTGGTGGTGGAATTGGTGGTGCAGCAGGTGGTTTGATTGGCGGTCAATTTGGGTTTGCATTATCAATTCTTGGTACTGCAATAGGGTCAACTATAGAGCAAACTGATAAATTAAATGCTTCAATAGCTAGTCTTGATTTTTCTTTCAAACAAGCTGGAGATTCATCAGGGTTTACGAAAGGTAAATTAAATGAACTTAAAACTACTTTAGGTTTAACAAAAGACGAAGCTCTTGCTGTAGCTGGAGCTTTTGCAAGGTTTGGAGAAACAGGATCTAGTGCTGCATTTATTTTTGGTAAGAATCCTAATACTTTTAAAAACCTAGCAGCGATAGTTAATACGAAATCAGCTTTGGCTGCAATTTTAGATACTAGCAATAATTTAACTATTCAACAGCAAATTCAACTATTACAACAAGGTAAAATATCAAGTTTTGCAGAGTTTCAAGCAAAAGTAAATGAAACAATAATTGAGCAAAATTTTAAGAGAATGATGCAAGAAGCTGCACAAATAAAAAATACAGAAAGAATAAGATTTTTATTTGGAGAAATAGCTAGGGCTGTTTATTTTATTTCAACAATATTTGCAGGTGGATTAGATTTAAAAGATTTAATGCCAGAATTATTTTTAACCGCAGCAGAAAGAGCAGAGGGTCGTGTAGCAAAACTTAGAGAAGAATTTGAAAAATTCAAAACTGATTTACCTGTTTTACAAGATTTAATGAAAGATTTTAATCTTGAGATGGAAGGAATGGCTTACAGCATACCTGGTGCGTTGGATCAGGTTTCAGCAGAACTTAGAAAATTAATGAGTGTTGGTTATATGGTTACAACTACAGCAGATACTATAGGAAGTGCTTTTGGAGAATCATTTAAGGGAATAGTAAAAGGATCAATGACAGCACAAGAAGCATTAAGAAATTTATTTATGCGTACAGCAGATGCGTTTTTAGATATGGCAGCACAGTTAATTGCAAAACAAATACAAATGAAAATATTAGGTATAGGATTAAACTTTTTTGGTGGAGGAATAGGTGGAAGTGGCGGTGGTCAATTTATAGACAGTAATGCAGTTCCTTTAGTAGATCCTTTAACGGGAATAGGTACAGCAGCAAATGGTGGACCTATACCTGGTCGTAGACCTACTCTTGTAGGAGAACGTGGCCCTGAATTATTTACTCCAGGAGTTTCTGGTTATGTTACTCCAAACCATGAACTAGGTGGCAGTACAACGAATATTGTGGTAAATGTAGATGCTTCTGGCTCTTCTGTCGAAGGAGATGAAGAACAGAGCAGAGAACTTGGCCGCATCATATCAGTTGCTATACAATCAGAATTAATTAAACAAAAACGACCAGGAGGTATGCTTGCATAATGGCTACGTTTCCTTCAATAAAACCTACTTACGGACAACAAAAAAGATCCGCACCAAATACTAGAACTATTCGTTTTGCTGATGGGTTTGAACATAGAATATTATTTGGATTAGCAGAACATCAAAATCCAAAAGTTTATAATTTTACTTTTAATGTCTCTGAAGTCGAAGCAGATGAAATAGAAACCTTCCTTGATGCCCGTGCAAACGATAGTGCCAGCTTTGATTTTGAAGCACCTGGAGAAACTGCTGCACAAAAGTTTGTTTGCGAAACTTGGAACAAATCAATACCTTATAACAATAGAGCTACAATACAGGCAACATTTAGAGAAGTATTTGAACCATGAGTACTGCTCCGATTATTACTGATCTACAAAAGATCAATCCTTCAGCAATAATTGAATTATTTACATTAACAACTGATGCAACTTTGCATGGCTCTACTCAGACCTATAGATTTCATAATGGAACAAGTTTAAATGCTAATGGAGATATTATCTGGGCTGGTAATCAATATATAAAAATGCCTATACAGGCAGAAGGTTTTGCTTTTCGAGAAGGTCAACTTCCCAGACCTACTTTGACTATTAGCAATGCTCTTGGAACTATTACAGCTATTTTGTTAAACGTAAATCAAGTAACAACAGGAAATGATTTGACGGGAGCTACTGTGACAAGGATTAGAACATTGGCACGTTACCTTGATGCTGTTAACTTTCCTATAACAACAACCAGCACCACTACCACGACAACGATTGCTGATCCTGCTGACGCTGAATCTGTGACTTATACAGTGACAGTGGTGCAAGATTCTGGAGGTAATAATGTTTTTGCCATTAATGGAGTGCAAAAACCTGTAATCACAATGAAACGTGGATCAACTTATATATTTAATCAATCTCATAGTTCAAATGTTGGACATCCTTTAAGAATAAAATCTGATGCTGGAGGACAACAATCTACAACCAATGCTGGAACTCTTGGAACAGATGCAACTGTAACTTACGAACCTGCCTATCCTTCCGCACCAAACGATTTAAGATACTACTGCACAAGCCATGGAAATAATATGGGTAATACGATTACAATGAACGATCCAAATACTACAACTCAAGAAACAACAACGACTACATCTCAGCAAGTAAATCCATTGGGAACTCCAGATCCTACAGCAGAGTTTCCTCAAGAAATATATAAAATAGATAGAAAATCAGCAGAAAATAGAGAAGCCGTGCAGTTTGAACTTGCAGCAGTGTTTGATCTTGCTGGTATAAGAGCACCAAAAAGACAATGCACTAGGACAGAATTTCCTTCGATTGGTACGTTTATAGCATGAATTGGAAAGAAGAAGCACTTGTTCATGCGAAAGACCAAGATCCTAAAGAGTCTTGTGGCTTATTATTAAATATTCGAGGAAAAGAAAGATATTATCCCTGTCGTAATCTTTCAATGACAGATCATCAATGTTTTATTCTCGATCCAGAAGATTATGTTAAAGCAGATAATATGGGAGAGATAACAGCTATTGTTCATAGCCACCCTGTAACACCTCCTGTAGCTAGTCAGGCAGATCAAATTGCCTGTGAACGTAGTAATCTTCCGTGGCATATTGTCAATCCAAAAACAGAAAAATGGGGATATTATGAACCATGTGGATATAAACCACCTTTACTTGGTAGACCTTGGGTTTGGGGTGTCACTGATTGTTGGAGTTTAGTTAGAGATTGGTATAAAGAAGAAAAAAATATTGAACTAAAAGATTGGGATAGACCTATAACACCAGAAGAGTTTATATTGAATCCTTTATTTGAAAGTTGTGCATGGAGAACTGGTTTTAGAGAACTTAGACCAGATGAAAAAACAATGAATGGTGATGCTTTATTAATGTCTATTGGATCTACTGGTTTAAATCATGTAGCTATTTTTTTAGATGGAGATGTTTTACATCATTTAACCGATAGACTATCTTGTAGAGAG